TCAATGAACTCGCTAATTTTGACAGTATCTCTGAGACTAACAGCCATTTAAAAACAAAGTTCTAAATAAAAATTTATCACACAAAAATTTGTTAACACAATTAAAAGCAAACGAACCATCAATCGCGGTTTTATGAACCTCCTTGATAGCTGCGTTCAGCTGCGGAAAGTAAGCACAGTTTCCGAGCGAACAAGCAACATCACACAAAGACACCCTTAACTCTTCTAAGTGATCATAATCCTTGATATGTTTTGCCCCAAGTTTGGAGATCAACTTCAAAGGATCATAATACACTATTGCTCCCTTATCATGGTGTATGATGTATCTACCACAAAAGTAACCGTACCTCTTTCTATACAGTTTGGCCTCAAAGTTCCACATGAGATTAGCACATGACTGAATGTCAGGGAAATCCAAACCCTTCGGGAAATACAAAACGGAATCGTCTCCACAAAAGGCACCTTTTATGACCTTTTCCATCGGTAACATTGAACCCAAGCAAGCTGCTATTATAACAGTATTGCCGATGAAAGTAGTCACATCACCGCTTTTCCTTTGATACCACAGACATGTCTTGATTCCAGCAATGTAATCCTTCAAAGTTGTTTTCCTGTGCCCTTGTTTCCACACTTCGGCCAAAAACTCGTTGAGACCCAATCTTTTCCATATTTCATACTCTACAGCACAATGAAACTCGTTCTGTGACTTATCATACTTAGAAATATCCAGTTCTAACACATCCATAGGAACGTGCGAGTCGAGATCCGAGAAAAATTCTTGAATCTGTTCTGGAGTTTTCCTAGTAAAGAAAAGAAACTTCTGAGAATCAACTGCCTCGAGCAGCAACCTTGTAAGCTCTGAGAAAACCGGGCCAAAAATACCGTTGATCTGCTTCGAATGGTAGACAATTGTTTGCAGAGCAGGGTATTCATTCTGAATTGAAAGGTCCAATTTCTGTTTTGGTTGAGCCTTGATCATGTGCTTGTACTGATCGATGGCCGGCAGATCTACAAAATTGTAGTTAGCCAACTGTCCAATAGTACTTCTTTCCTGTTTTCC